TGTTACCTAGCACGAGAAGAGCTACTTGCACTCCGCAAGAAATGTGTCTCAAAGAAATTCAATCGTTCAACACACCAAGCAGAAGAAATTATCGATGACGATAAGTTTCTTACTGAATATGTAAAAGGCGTAATTAAAGGTTGGACAGGCTTAAAGTTATCTTATTTAGAAGAGCTTCTATTAGTAGATACTGAAGGCATGGACCCGGACCAAGAATTACCCTACTCTCTTGAAGAGGCTGAGATTCTTATGAAGAACTCTACTTCTTTCGACACTTGGGTATCTGAATCTTTAGGTGATCTTGAAAATTTTACCAAGAACAAGTCTCAGAGTGTCTGAAACTTGTTGAAAAGGCATTAACTTCAAACGAAGATATTTCATACGATAAATATCTTTCTATGTGCGAGCAACTTGGCACAGAACCTGATCCTTCCAGAGCTCCATTATCTCTAGATGTATTTCCAGAAGAAGTACAGCAAGCTTTTATAATTTTTAACCATATGCCTGATAGGTGGGATGGTATGTCTGGTAGCTATTTTGGTAAAGACTGGTCTAGTATAGATTTTTTCTTGAACCTGTTTGAAATAGATAGTAGAAAAATAGTAGTGTTCTTTATTACTAATATTGAAAATATACAAGTAAAATTTACTAATGAAAAACTAGAGAGAAATAGAAAGGCTGAGGAACGTAAAGCCAAAAGCGGTGGAAAACAATACACCCATAGTGTGCAAGGATAATGGCTAAAGAAGTAAAAGTAAGTATAATTGTCGACGATAATGGCTCAATGCGCCTTACAGAAAAGAGCGCTAAAAAGCTTGGCGGAGGTATGGATAGAGTCGCTAGATCGGCCGCTAGTGCAGATCGAAACTTAAAAGGTGCCGCTGCTGCCTCTTCTAATAGCACTAAAAACTTCTCTAAAATGTCCCAAGGAATCTCCTCGGGACTAGTCCCCGCCTACGCTACTCTAGCAGCTAATGTGTTCGCAGTACAGGCCGTATTTCTAGCTTTTAAGAACTCCGCAGATGTTACAAACCTTATAGAAGGTCAGAAGGCTTTAGGGGCTGTGACGGGTGTAGCCTATAAAACAATAACTAATTCTTTGAGAGATGCTACAAACGGTATGCTATCTTTTAAAGAAGCTGCAACTGCGGCAGCTATTGGTACTGCCGGTGGCCTTACCTCAGGCCAGCTAACAGATCTCGCCGCCGCCGCTAAAAATGCTTCCGCAGTATTAGGTAGAGACTTAACAGATTCTTTTAATCGTTTAATTCGTGGTGTAACTAAAGCAGAGCCAGAACTATTGGACGAATTAGGTATTATTCTTCGTTTGGAAACTGCTAGTTTAAAGTATGCTAAGGCTATGGGAATTACAGGAAGAAAATTAACTACTTTTGAAAAGCAGCAAGCAGTAACGAATGAAGTTTTAGAACAAGCGGGGGATAAATACGGAAAAATAGCAGATATTATGGACCCCATGGGTCAAGCCGTGAATAGGCTTGGTGCAAGTTTTGATGAACTTTTGCTCCCCCTACAAACAGGGCTTACAAAATATGCGGCTCCTTTCTTTGATTTCTTATCTAATAATTTAGGTGCTCTCACTGCAGTACTTTCAGTAGTCGGTCTTAATTTCGTTAAAGGTTTTTTACCTGCTATTCCTGTGATGCAGGATCTAGGTGGAAGCGTAGACCAAGCTTCTAAGAATGTATATGCATTAGGAAACGCAAACAGTAAAACCTTTAAGACAATTAATAAAAATGGAGCATTTCAACTTTCTCAATTAAAAGTATTGGAAAAAGCCGCTATGGCTAAAACTTCTACTGTCTTACGAGGTTCTGCCGCTGAGAGAAGGGGAGTTCTAAAAGACATAAGAATAATGATGGCAGCTGAAAAAACTAGAGTAGCAGAAGCCAGTACGGGGCTTAAAAGATATTTTCTGTTAGGCACTGCAGGGTATGCAAGACTCACTGCAGCTCACGGTAAATTTATGGGAGCTGTCAAAGCAGGTACTTTGATACTCGGGGGTGCTCTAAGAGCCTTGCCTTATATTGGTCTTATTTTTCTTTTCAAAGACGCAGCTACAGCTCTCTATGAGTTTCTTAATCCTATACCAGAAGCCACAAAAAAAGCAAATGACGCCACAGATAAGTTTACTCAATCTACTAAAACACTAAATGAAGAGCTACAAAGATCTGTGGAGGTTAGAACACAAGTAAGTTTAGGTCTAAAAGAGTACGTTTTACAAATAGGAAATGCTACCAAAAGTGCAGACATATTAAGAAAAATAGTTGCTTTTGAAAATTTAGGTGATGCAGATATTGAGAAGAAAAAAGAGGCTTTAGCAGAGTTGACGAATACTATGGGACTTTTAGCTAAACTCGACCCACGATTCCAAGAGTTTGTAGATAAAGTAAAGGCTTTAGAAACCGGTCAGGAATTTACTGCCAAAGACGAACTTTCTTTATTAACTTCAAGAATTATTGAAGGCGCCACCGCTTTAGAACACTGGGAACAAACAGTTAAAAATGTGGGAGAGTCTATATCAAAAGTTATTAATGTAAAAGCAATTAATCCTTTTCAAGCTATTATAGATACTGTAAAAACAGCAACATCAGACGCCGGAAAGATAATTCCTGAATTAGAGCAAAGAATAAGTGCAAAACAGTCAGAACTCAGACAAGCTTCGGTGGGTGGTAATTCTCTAGGTATGGAGGCAGTCAGGACTGGTCGTGAAGCTAAGTCAGCTAGAGGTAATGTCGCAGCTTTATTAGAATCCGACCCCACTGGCGGAAAAGCTACCACGATTCGAGCTAAACAAGCGGCGCAACGTGCGACTGAAGCGGCTGAATTGGCAAAAAAAGCGTGGCAAACATATAATGCAACCTTAATTAAAACCCAGACCGAATTGGATAATCTGTTTAAACAACAAAAGGAGCTTGAAGGACAAGCAGCAAGAATGATTGCATTTTCGGAAGAGTTAGCAAAAAGAGATACTGAAATACAGAATATAGCAAAAAGTAAACTAACTTTACAGAAACAGCTAGTAATGTCTACTACTAAAGGCGTGACAACACAAGAAAAATTACAGAATATACAAAACAACGGTTTGTCTAGACAGTTGGAACTACTTAATCAAAAAAACTCTGTAATAGCTGCAGAAGTTCAATTAGCTAGCTTACTGAAATCTCAAAAGGATGGGGACGCAACAATAACTCAAGAACAGATAGATGCTGCAGAACATGCGTTAAGATTAGCAAAGAACAAGACAGAAGAAATAGTTCATCAGCAGGGTATTCAAAGAGAGCTTAACGCTTTAGAGGAATTAAACTTAGAGCTAGCAGAAAAAAGACTGCGTCTAGACATTAAACGCGTCGAAACAAGTATACGTCTAGCAGCGAACGAGAGAGCTTTAAATAAGATTAAATCTGGCGCAGGTAGTGGTAACTTCGGCTTTGCTCAAATAAAAAAGGAAGCCGCTGCCCAAGAAATGTTGTTAAAGGGAAAAGAAAGCGAAGCTATGGCTTCTTATAAGATAGCAAAACAAACGGCAGACGGTTTAGCTTTGAAGATGTACATGGGTGGAGTAGATGCAGATGAAGTGAATTTAGCGGGCAAGAAGGTGAATTTAGCCTGGGAACAAGTAAAAGCTGCGGAACAAGAACTTGAAATTTTTCGGGCAAGAGGACAAATCCTTCAAAACTCTCTCTATGGAAAGACGGAAGAATTAAGGCTACAGAACGAAAGCTTATTTCTGATTGGAGAAGAAAAGCATATAGCAGCAGCTAAACTAATGCTAATGAAAGAAGGGCTGGCCTTAACTCCAGAAGCTATAGCACTTGCCTCAGCCGAATTAAAAACTCAAGAAGATATAGGCAGAGTTATGAAGGCTAAAAAAGATTTGGTAGGTTCTTTCACAGATGCTATGAGTGCCGGAATAAACGGAATGATTCAAGGCACTATGAGTATGAAAGATGCTTTCAAGAATATGGCCTTATCTGTGTTAAAAATGCTAAGTAATATAATCACTCAGATGTTAGTTATGAAATTCCTTGGGAGTGCATTTGGCATGGGTATAACCAGCGGACTCGGTAGTATTTCTAGTACTATAGCTGCTCCTCCGGCAGCTAGAAATGGCGGTATATTTTCCGCAGGTAAGAAGATGGGCGGTTACGCCGATGGAGGCATAGCAAAAGGTTCTACCTCAGGTTACCCTGCCGTTCTGCATGGTACAGAAGCAGTAGTACCTCTTCCGGATGGAAAGTCTATTCCAGTATCTATGAATGGATCTGGACAAAATAATAATGTTACTGTAAATGTGTCTATGGACGGGCAAGGCAACTCACAATCAGAGTCTAATAGTGATGGACAAATGGGGGCCAACATGGGTAAACTCATTGCTGGTGCGGTTCAAGATGAGCTACAACGTCAAAAACGTCCTGGCGGGATTCTTAGCCCCTATGGAGCAGCATAATGACAATTGGTATTAATGTAGGAGGAGCCTCTGGCTTTGTAACTCCAGACAGAAATTTCTCGAAGAAAACAAAACCAAGAGTACTAAAAGTTTCTTTTGGGGATGGATATGAACAAAGATTAAAAGAGGGTATAAATACGCTTAACCAAAACTTCAATTTATCTTTCAATAATCGCCCCACACAAGAAATAGATGATATTGTAGACTTTCTAGACTCTAAAGGAGGTACTACTTCCTTTGATTTCACTATTCCTGACCCAGACGGTGTTGGAGATGAAACAACCGTGAAGGTAGTCTGCGAAGATTATAATCAAGTATACTATAATTTAAATATTGGTTCCTGTACCGCTACACTTAGAAGAGTTTATGAAGCATGAGTGATATTATAAAAACAGTACAGCTACAAGATCCTGGTTCGGAACTAGTAGTGTTGTATGACCTAGAGTATTCTTCAGGTAGTTTTGCATACTTCTTCGCCGGTTTAGACGATGATTTAACAGAACTACAGTTTCGAGACTCTGCAGGCGCCGTACGAACCTATGCAGCACTGCCTCTAGAAGCTGATGGATTCGATATCTCTAGCGACGGAGCTTATTCTCGTCCCGAGATAACAGTAGCAAATATTGAAAGCGTATTTAAAGATGCTATCGGAGGCTTAGACTTTCAAGACCTTATAGGAAAAAGACTTACTAGAAGAACTACTCTTAAAAAATACTTAGTGGGAGAGTCTAACGATTCCGGCGCAGGTAATCCTCCCGTAGAATTCCCAAAAATAGTATATGTTATTGATAGGTTAAAGTCTAAAACTATTATATCAGCAACTTTTGAACTGGCGGCACCTTTTGATTTAGCAGGAATTATGTTACCTAGAAGAATCGTAGTAGGAGGAGCTTGCCCTTGGAAGTATAAAGGGGTGAATAATTCTTCTCCTCGCGGAGGCTGCACTTGGAAGTCCGAAACTTTGGGTGAAGGTACTACTGCAGGGGGAGATGCTATATATATGAATGAATATGATGAGTATATAGTTCCAATAACAATATCTTTCTCTACTGTAGGATCTAGTGTTACAAAAGGTGCTTATTATAGTACTTCTACTAACATAGATAGAGTTAATCAAGATGGAAGTACTACCTCTATTGCAGCAACTAATTATTGGCAGGCAGTAAGAGACCAAGCTTCTAGCCCTACTCAGCCTTCTGATTCTGATAACTTTTATTGGAGAAGAGTTAGGGTATACACTACCGAAGTATCTTTCGGAACTACTAATCCAGCGTATACCTACAGGCAAGTGGGGCATAACACTTATATACTATCGACTGCTGGCGCTCTATGGAGAGCAAAAAGATACGCAACAGCAAATACTACTATCTCACCGAATGCGTTTAGTTTTATAGAAGGAGCTTACTGGACTTCTGGAGATATTTGTGGTAAGAAAGTAACTTCCTGCTCTTTAAGGTTTCAATCAAAGATACACTCAACTATTACTGGCGGAGTAGCTGTAGATAAGACTAAACAATATTTA